GTTTGTTTAGGTTCAAACGCTGTGAAAAATATTTCGTTTGGATTTAAAATTGCCATTTGTTTTCTATTTTTATTTTATTATAAATATTCAGTTTTTTATTTTCTTATATCGGGAACTGAGCTCCTGTTGGTTGTAAAATAAAATCTAACGAAATGAATTCAGCTGTACGAGTTGGTTGGATATAAATCTGACCTACTAATTGGTTTTGGTCGATTACTGCTGGTCCATTATTGGTATCATCCATTACAATCTTAAATGCATATAATCCTTGTTTTTGTTGAATTGCTTCTAAGTAAGGATTAACTCGAGATACAAATGAATTTCTTGTTGCAATTGTGTTTTGTTCAAATACAATTGTATCTGCAATTTGGCGGATATAAGATTTTAATTCAATCATTAAACGACGTACGTTTACACGGTCTAAAGCAGATTGAGATTTTTGTAATGTTTTCTGACCATATACTACTACACCTTGTTGAGGTAATGTTGCAATAGGGTTGATATTGTTGCTATATAACGTATCACGATTACCTTGAGTAAGTTTATATTCAGCTTGAAGAACTGTGCTTAATCCACCGCGGTTAATACCTGCTGGTGCAAACCAAGGAGCAGATACTTTATCATTAAATGCGTATACACCTGGGATCATTGTTGAAGCTGGTACCCAAACATGTTTTCCTGTTGCCGGATCAATAATTCGAACCCAAGGCCAATATGTTGCTGCATATGAAGTATCTCTTGTGTTAGCTTGGGTTACTGCTTCTCCAAGTGAACTACCATATGTTCCTAAATCTAACACATACATACTATCTCCTCTAGCAATTGTATTAGAAATAATATTTGTAACTTGAGTAGTATGAGTATCATTTAGTAATCCAGGAGTGAATAGGATATTAAATTGATAAGCTTCAGGGTTTCCTAAAAGAGAAACCATGTTATTGTAATCAGTTCCTATTAATCCTTGAGTGTTTGTAGCAATAGCATCATATAAATTAATAACATTATTTACATTACCCGTAGCATTGTAAAATGTTCCACCATTTGAACCACTACCATTTAATGGAATTGAAGCTGTATATGCTGTAATAGCAACACCATTAGCATCAAAATAATTTGGAGTTGGATAATTAACTGCTTTTACACGGATATATTTTGAATTATTTGGAAAACTTCCAGATACCTCCATTTGGTTATTAACAGAGCTATAATTTAATTTTTGGTCACCTATTACTTTAGCAATATAACGTGTTGAATTTGGATCTAATGTTAAATTATTCCATGCCTCTAGTATTACTTTACTAGATTCAACATCATTACCACGTCTAACTAAGATATTAAATGTACCTGATCCGGTATTAGCATTAGTAACTTCCCAACGAATATTAGCAATTGACCCTGAATTTAAAGCTCCATTAGTTCCTAAAGCATTAGAACCTGAATTGTTCATTAAATTTCCTTCGGAAATAGTTTCTAATACAAAAGAAATTCCGTTAGAACCACCAGAATAATATACTGTAGTAGATCCAGAAACATAATAATATGAGTTTCCAGTAATACCTGGGGTATTTGAGGTTACTACCATATTAGGAGTGTTAAAAGAAGCACTACTATTAATGATAGTATTAGTATAAAAGTTTGAGGGGTTTGAAGGGATTACTACTGAGGAAGTAGCATTGTTAAATACATTTTGAACACTTGAACCGGATAAAATTACATTCACCCCATTGAAAGAAGCTGTATATCCAGTAGCAACGGCATTAGTTAAATTAAGAGATGCAGAAGCAAAACTTAATGCTACTCCTGAATTAACATCTTTTGTTATAGCGGATGAATATGATCCACTAGTTACACGAGCAACTAATAATGAATCTCCTCCATAATTGAAGTAATTATAGGCAGCAATTGAAGTAAGATAAGAATAAGATTGACCTCCACTAATAAATGTATCTCCAAACATCATTACGAAATCAGAGTACGAAGTAACTAGGGTTGGTTTTTCTACAGGACCTTTTACTGTTGGACCTATAATAGCAGCACCTGCTTGAACCGGTTGTCCAGTTAAGAATGTGTTATCTATTTCGCTTATTGCTACTCCAGGAGAAGTTGTAAAATTTGACATTTTATTTTATTTTAGTTTTATTATAAATATCTAAAATTTCCTTAAAATATATTATTAAACAGGAAACGTTGCACCTGTAGGTAATATATTAAAGTCAAGCATAATAAATTCAGCTGTACGTGTAGGTTGTAAATAAATTTGTCCTACTAATTGATTATTATCTACAACTGATGGTGGGTTATTAGATTCATCCATTACAACTCTAAATGCGGTTAAACCTTGTTGTTGTTGAACAGATGCTAAATATGGATTAACTTGAGCTAAGAAATTATTTCTTGTAGTAACATTATTTTGTTCAAATACTAATGTATCAGCAATTTGAGAGATATAATTTTTAAGTTCAATTAACAAACGACGTACATTTACACGATCAAGAGCACTTTTTTTCTTTTGTAATGTCTTTTGACCAAATACTACTACACCAGTATTAGGGAAAGTAGCAATTGAGTTTACATTATTATCATAAAGTAAATCTCTATTTCCTTGAGTTAATGAACGTTCTGCTCTAATAACTGTACTTAATACACCACGAGAAGTTCCAGCAGGTGCATACCAAGGAGCAGAAGCAGCATCATTAAATGCATATACACTTGGAATCATAGTTGAAGCTGGTACCCAAACTCTTTCTCCAGTATTAGGATCAATTGTTTGAACCCAAGGCCAATAAGCTGCAGCATATGAAGTATCATATGTAAGAGCGTTTGTAGTTACTGGGATAATGTTGGAACCGTATCCTACTAGGTCTACTACAGTCATAGCATCTCCTCTGTTTTGTACTGTTGAAATTAGATTAGTAACAACAGAAACATGAGCAGGATAATTAGTACCATCACCTATAAGTCCAGGAGCAGTAAGCACATTGTAATTATAAGCATCTTGATTAGAAAGTAATCCTATAGATTGATTATAGTCACTTGCTTGTAAACCTTGAACATTAGTATTGGTTATATTTTCATAATAATTTCCGGCTTTTCCAAAAGGAATATTTGAACCAATTGCACTTCCAAAAGATCCACTTGATGGGAAAGGAATTGAACCAGTGTACTGTGGTTTTGGGTTTCCAGCATTATCAAGATAATCCGGAGTAGTAATATTAACTTGTTTTACTCTAACATATCTTGATTGGTTTATAAAGTTTCCAACCATTTCAACATAATATTCTCCTGTTGAAGAATCGAATTGAACAGTTTCAACTTGATTACCTATTACTTTTTCAACATAATTAGAAGAATTAGGATCTAAAGATAATGGACCCCAAGATTCTAAAATTGATGGTGAATTTAAAGTATCATTTCCTTGTCTAATGAGTAAATAAAAAGTTCCATCATTAACATTAGGAGAAGTAATTTGCCATCTATAATTTTCACTTGAACCTGAAAGTAGGGTATTATTTAGTCCTGTAGGACCAGTGCTATTCATAAGTTCACCTTCAGAAAGGGTTTCAAGAATAAAAGCTTCTGTATTAGATCCTCCAGAAAAATATGTAGTAGTACTTCCTGAAGTGAAATAATATAAGTTACCTAATAATCCATTAGGGTTAGTAGAAACAAATATTAAATTTGGTGAAGCTACTGAAGATGAAATATATTGAAGGTAGGTAGCATATGGTGAAACTGAGCTGCTTAAATAAAGAGTAGCAGATGAACTTACAACAAAGTCAAGAACAGTGTTTCCTGAAAAAGAAGCAGTATTAATGTAAATACTATTTGTTGTATTAGTTACTGGGGATCCAGTATAATAAATGTCAATACCATTTAAATTAAAAGAACTTGATCCTGATGTAGCTGCTAAAGTTGAAAGAGTAGTTAAATTTAAAGTAGCTGAAGATATTGGAGAGGTTGAGAATGCATTAGAAAATGCATTAGAAAATGCATTCCCTGCAGTAGCAGCAGTGGAAGAAGGAATCAATGAAGAGGTTGCTGGGGTAAATGAACCACTTACAACACGGGTAACTAATAACGTTGTTCCTCCACTATTAAAATAATTATATGCTGATATTGAAGTAAAGTAAGTATAATTCTTACTTCCACTTAAAAATTGAGCACCAAATCTATTTTGATAATCGCTGTATGAAGTTACTATAGTAGGGATACCTACTTTTCCTTTAACAGTTGGGCCTATGAGAGCAGCTCCGGCAGTAATAGGTCCTTGAGTGATAAATGACTGGTCGTTTTCTATAGCTAGTACACCAGGTGATACAATTGTTTCTGCCATTGTAAAATAATTATTTTATTATAAATATGGTGTACTTAAGTCTAGATCAATCTAATAAAGTAATCTCACCATTTTCTGGGTTAATGGTGGCTTTGCCATATTTAGTAAAAATAGAATCGGTAAATTTTTGTTCTTTATCCGATAAATCATTTAAAAACTGTTTTGCAGTATTATAACGATTTTCTATTTGTAATTTAATTAATTCAATTTCACCTAACTCAGAAATAAGAGCACGAGTATTTGATTGAATTTCTTTTAAAGTTGTTAATTCTTCTTCTGTTAAGAACTTTTTTTCTGAAACAATTGACATATATTATATAATTTTAAAGTTTTTACAAATTAATTTGAATCAACCCACCATCTACCTCCAAAGAAAGTAAATGTTTTTCTAGTAAATGCTGTGGCTGGAAATGTATAAGAAGAAAGACCATTTATAAGGAATCCACCCAGAGGCTGAACAGTAAATGCTGAAGTAAGTTCAGTTCTCATTATTACTATTTGCATATTTGTAATTGGTGATGATGGAAGATAAACAATTCCTCCAGGAGAAGTAGGGGCAATAAATACTACATGATCAGTAACTAAAAGTGTTGGATCTAGTGCAGAATCTGTTTGGCGGGTATTTGGTCTATATCCTCCACCTACAGTTAAGTTTTGAGTAAGAGATACAGATCCAGTAACTTGAAAAGACGAACCAGAAGCAAATACTAAGTTTGATCTTGAAGTATTACTTGTTCCATTTCCTATAATAAAAGCAGATTGAATTGATGATGATTGGTTGAATTGTCCTTGGACATGTTGATAAAGTCCATTAGATACCGTCCAATATCCTTCTGCATGGGAATAATTAGCCGAAGCTGTAGTAAAATATCCTTCTGCATGAGAATATGTTCCGTTAGTAAAAGTATTAGATCCTTCAGCGTGAGAATATATTCCTTGGGTATATGTTCTATACCCTTCAGCATGAGATCCTACCCCTCTAGCATATGTTTCTCCTCCTTCAGCATGAGAAAAGTTACCTAAAGTATATGATTGGTTTCCTTCAGCATGAGAATAATCGGCAGCAGTAGTACAAGTAAATCCTTCAGCATGAGAACAAGTACCAAATGCTTGAGAATCCTCACCTTCAGCATGAGAAAAAGTACCAATAGCAAAAGTACCTACTCCTTCAGCATGTGACCATTGTCCTGAAGCTGAAGATTGGAAACCTTCAGCGTGAGAACTTTTTCCAGAGGAAACTGTACTTTCCCCCTCAGCATGAGAACTAAAACCAGATGATACAGTACCTTTACCTTCAGCATGGGAATAATATCCTTTAGCTACATTTTGGTTGCCTTGTTGTAAGCTACTTGAAATATATAAAAATTGAAAATCAGCACTAGCACCAAATGCACTTGCACTATTATATTGAATATATTGATCACTAGGAGCAGGATCGTTTACAACACTATTAGTAATGTTTTGAGTAATTGTACTGTTGTTAATACTATTGTTAACTACACTACTTGTAATACTTTGGGTTACACTACTTGTGTAGAAGTTATTAACGGCAAAAGCAGAAGATGCAGTATAATATAATAGTCCCGTAACATCATCATATAATACAACTCCATTTGATGAAGTATTGGATAATGTATGAATAGCAACAGAACCTGTTACAACTAAAGATCCAGATATAGTAATATCATAATCATCAGCTCCTGTAAGTGCATCTACTGATTGAGATACATGCCAAGATTGGATAGTGAAATTTTGTACTACTTCATCTATAGTAGGATCAAATATTTTCTTTAATACATTTGCCATTTAAATATTTTATTATAAATATTGTCAGGCTTGTAAATTATTCAAATTACTATTAATAGCTGTTTTATATATTTCTGGTAAGTCTTTATCTTTTAATTCTTTAAATAAATCTAATGATTCATTCCATAACCCAACCCACCAGGCACAAACAGCTTTTTCAAATGTAAACCCTAATTTACCAGGATATTCTACATCGGTTACCGTATTAGGTTCATCAGTAGCAAACTCGTACGATGTTACAGCCATAGTATAACCTTCCTGCCAATCTTTATTTCGTTCATATATTCTACATAGTAAAAAATATGCTTCTGGGCGTTTTGGT